AGCCAATTTATTGCATAACAAATAGCAATTACTATTACAAATATAATATCAAATATTATATTTAAAATTCTTCTAATTATTGGATAAAATCTACCAACAAAATGCCATATAATTATTATAATTGGAAATACTACTGTGAATAATGTAATAAGGAGGTTAAAAACAAAAAATAGGTTATCAAAATTTCTAACTCCGTCGTTAACAGGAAATCTATTTGTTGTCGTAGTACAAGCCCTGTCAGTAATTTCTTTAATACCTAAATGTCTACTTCTATTGAATCCCCATTTCCATCTATCTAAAAAAGCGGATACAGTATAAACTCTATTAAAATTAAACTCAAAAAACCTATCTTCGCAGTTGATGGCTTCTTGAATCATTTGATTCCCTAGTGTTGTTCCTGTATCTCCGTATTCATTCCAATCTAAACTAAACGCATAACTTTGTTTTTGTAATAAGTTATTTGCCGGTTCTTCTTCTGGAAAAATATTCCAACCATATTCCTTTATATTTGGTATTAAATAATCGGGTCTTATAACATCATCATCTGTTCCACCCTCATTTTGGTACACTACCCTAAATCTATATTTTGCCTTTGTTGGTATTCCTACTGTTGGGTCGTTAGATAATACTTGTTCTCCAAATTCGTTTGTAGAAACAAAATCTAAATTCATTGGTAGTTCCACTAACCATGTTCCGTTATCATCGACTACGTTACCTCCTTCAGGTAATTGATACTGTTCTAAAACAGGGAGTCCGGCACTATCGTTATCTATTGTTTGTCTTATTGCTAAAATTTTTGCAGGTCCTGTAACTAAATCACAAAGATTACCTGTATCAAATTTAGGTTTACAATTAATACCCAAAGCATCATCATCTGTTGCTGAAAATAATGAACCCATAAAAATTGATTGTGGCTCTATTACGATACCTAAATCTCTTAAATCAAAATCTACTCTTGTGATACCGACATTACAAATATCACCTTCACCCCAAAATGAAGCAACATCCACATCTTTTTTAGAGTTTATAATTTGAGGTAAGGCGTCTAAGTCTGAGGACGATCTAAATTGTGTTCCAGCAAATTGTGACTCAACACCCATACCCATTCTAATCAAATCTGAGGGTCTTTGGGAGAAGCACCCTATGTTAGATATGTCCATGTCCATGATAACCGTTTGTATTCCTAATGGAACACCGACTATCATAAAGTCTCCACTGTCGTTAGTTCTTACGGTATATTTATAATATTTTTCATATACTTCTAAAACTTCTTGTCTTGTAAGTACATCTTCTCTACTAGGGAATGTACCTGTTGGTGTGTGTCCCCCGTATTCTTTTTCGTAAGGTAAGAGGTTATATCTATACCCGTCTTCGTTTTTTTGATCAACTCTTTTGTATGGATATAGTGTTGAGATAACTATATCATTTTCATCTTCTTGGGTTAAAGGGACAAAAACAGAAATAGCAACATTAGGTACTCCGTAACCACCGTTGGCTATTACCCTTCCCGTAACAACTCCGTAATCAGCACAAAATCTTGTATAAACGTCAGATTGTTTTAATTTTAAAGATAAGATTTCAATGAAATCAAAATCTTGTTCAATATTCATTCTGATATTCTTATCTTTACCTGGTGTTGTTCTAAATCTATATTTATTTCCCATTATAACCTTTGTTGATAAATAGTTATTTTATCAATTTTAAGATAAGTTATAACTCACCAAAATAAATAATTAACCAAAGTCGACTGTGTTTAGATTCAATACACTAACCTTAATGTCCTTATTTGGGAACCTTATTTGATATATTTGATCCGGTTCTGCGTATATTGTATTATTAATTAATTTTATTTGTTTTGTTGTTGGGTTTTCATATGATTGTGACGTTTCTGAAGATGAGTATTGTCCACCAACTTTATTATATATTTTAACTTCGCTAAGTGTGTTAACACCAGCAATATCTTGTATTTGTTTATTAAGATCAGATATATTAACATTCTGACCCAAATCTCTATTTGCAGGATTCATAAAGTTTGATGTAGTATTAATAATTTCAGTAATTACCTGAGATTGACTACCTGGTGAGTCCAAAACAACAAAAAATTCAAATTCTAAATCAATTACTTTTGCAACTTCTACGGAAATATAGTCATTTATCATTCTATATTTAGAAAGATAAGTGGCCAAATTAGTAATAAGATTATTTGATATGGTTTGTGTTAACGCCCCTGAAACATCATATGATAAAATTTTAACCGATATTTTATTATTGAATTCGCTTATTTGTACTTTAGCAGGTGCCCCAAATTTTCCAGGCATGGTTTCAATTAAAGACTTATAATCGTTAATTGTTACCGCCCTTCTTTGTGCCGCAAAATTAAATGAAACCATATTTCTTACTTCATTAACACTAGGTTGATTTGCCCCACCTATTGCTGCCGTAACATTATTTACAGTTAATGACTGAACAACATTAGTATTGTCTTGTTGTGACGGACCATTAACACTAAAATCTATTTGACCTAATTGATTTATCGCACCAACACCAATATTGGACGATAAACCACCACCAATTCTATATTGTATAAACAATGTTGTGTTTGGTATAACGGTTAAACCTAAACCAATATTATTTTGGTAATTTGCTAAGTTTAATTTTATACCTGTATTTGTAAAATTGTTTAATTGTTGTTCAGGTGTTGTTGTTCCTCCACCAAATTGTAACTTTAAAAAACCTTCAGGTGTATATTCAGTTATAAATCTATTTTGAGTTTTTATATATTTCCCTACTTTTACACCAGCATTATCTGTTGGTTTTGTTGGGTCTTCTACAAAAATAGTATCTTCAACCAACGAATCAACTTCATACCACTTATTTGTTGATGTAGTGAATTCAGCAAAGGTTGGGGTGGTTTGGTATTGTGTTCCGTCTTTTTGTATTACTGAAGTAACTCCTAAAACATTTCTTTCAGGTAAGAAAAAATTAAAAAAGGGAACTACGTCTTGTGGGTTAATTACTTTTTTAAATACTTTTGTGGCACCATTTACTACCACTTCTTGTTTAGTAATAACATAACTTGATAACGTATTATCTTGACCAAATATAGGTCTAACCGTTCTATTGATAAAACCTTCATTATTAAATTGGGTGGAAAAATCAACATCGTTAACTAATTCAAAAATCTGACCCCCTCCTTGAAATTGTGACCCCGCTCTTAATATGCCTAAATATCTTGAATCAGGCGCATCTCCAAATGGTCGTACTGTAATTGAAATATTAACAATCGCAACAGATGGTCTGTATCCCGGTATTTTAAGTCCGTAGGTTCTAGCAATATTAAATACTGAAGATCTTTGTTGTGCAAACTGTAATACAGTTTCTTGGACACTTCTATCGATATGGTAATGTAAATTATCACCTATAGCGGCATTTAAATCCATGAACACAGAAAAAAGAGAAGCGTCATTAAAATTTTGTATTAACTCAGGGTAATACTGTTGTGTATAATTTAATAAGTCTTCTCTTAAACTTACAAAATCTCTATTAGTGTATGAAATTTTATTATTTGCCATATAACATTAAATATTAATTATTACAAATTCTCTAGAACCAAATGGATTACTTTCATTTGTATATTCTATTTTTACTTTAGCCGTATATTCTTCTGTGTTTGCACCAGGTAGTCTGTATATTTCTTCGTTAAATTCTTGTGCTTCAATTCTTTCAAAATTATTATCAGAATCAATATATGGTTCTATAGTTATGTTTTGTATTGTTAGGTTTGGTATATATTCAGAAACACTTTGTTGTATTTCATTTTTTATTGCTTCAAATGTTTCACCATCTAAAGGTTCAAAAATAAATTCATAAAGTCTTGTTCCAAAATCAGGTAAATAATACCTATAACCCTTTCTTGTTAATAATAAGTGAATTAAATTACTTCTTATTTCTTCGTCTGTTTCTTCAGAAAGTGATAAGTATTTTCCTTTAATACTTTGTCTAAAAGGAAAGTTAATTCCATATGTTATACCATTTGCCATATTTAATAAATATAACTTGGTATAATTTTATATAAATAAAAAAAATCACCGATTTCTCAGTGATTTTTCTTGTAGGTCCGTATTCCCTCTTTCATGTCTTGGTTTGTATGGACAATGTAAACAACCATTACCACAACATTTTCCTCGTTTCATATGGTATTCTTCTGTCATGACCATTCTACCTTGACTATCATAATAAAACTCAGTTGGTTGAAGTTTTGGTCCAAACTCTCTAACATATTGTTGTTGTATCCAATCTTTTGATGCTCCTACATTCATTTTAGTTAGTTTTTCTTTGGTTATAAAACGCCAACAATACTTGGTATGTTATCGTTATATCGTTTCCCCATTGTGCTTTCATGACTTATACAATTTCACATGCTCCACCAGCACAAGCGGCTTCACCTCTAAGGTCGGTGTTATCTTGTAACTCAATAACTTTTGTAAGATCAACATCTGACAATGTTTTAACTAATCTTT